AAAGTAGAGTCAGAACCTTGCAGAAGTTTGATACTACAAAAGCGATACGCAAGTCTTCTTTATCCCAATTCCGGGTGACTCTCTCATGCCACTGTTGCCAAACGTCTTCATATCTGTTGCGGAAAAGGAGATTGTTAATTCTATACCGCTCCATCCGGGATGCTTCTTCTGTATCAGTTAAAGGCCATTTACCACCGACAACAATGAGATCCTCTTTCATCCCATGGCTGATTAAGTAGCGGTTTTTTATGTTGTTTTGGTCTTTAATTCCAAGGTTTGCTTCGTTTATTCCCATGTGAATTTCTCCTTTACATTCCAGATGGCTTCGAACCAACTTTAAGTATGCGATTTACGCTGTCGTGAAAATACCCTTCCATGTCTTTACCATGGTCATTTTGTTTGAGCGGAGTATCTTCCCCGCGTTCTTGTGCTTTTGGGTCCCAAACATAACTTGAATATTCATCAATAATTGGTTCGTTTGAAGCATCGTTGAATATAAAATATTTGCCGCTTGATAGAACGTTCGCTTGAATCCTGATTCGTTTAATAACCGAACCCGGCAACCGTTTATAAATTCTCACAGGCCGTATGTTTTGTTTATTACACTCAGCAATAAATGATAATGCATCATCAGGTATGATGATTGCCTGAACCTGTCGAGGTTTAATATAATCAATTAATTTTTTTAAGTCTTGGCAATACTCGCCATCTGTTTTTTGTTTCATCTGAGCTTTTGCATCCCAATAAAAGGACCGTACCAGATAACGAATATCCTTGTAGATACAAAATAAACCTAATGTAAATACTGTCCCAGTTCCATAGTCGTTGGATATATACCACAATCTACCGTTTGTAAGGATTTCACTTTTTAATTTCTCGTCTTTTATGACATGTTTGTCACGGTCAAACATGTCATAGATAACGCCTTCAGCCAGTACCCATAACCCAAGAATGAAACGTTTGAAAAAGATTCCGACATACATGGACCGATAGCGAGCTTTGATCTTCTCGGATAGTGACCAGTTATCATCCATAGTGAAATGGAGATAGATAAGGTTTTTCTCCTTGGCCTTATCAATCCAGTTTACCTTGAACCAATGCATCGGTCCTTCCGGGTTGCAGTTGAACCAAAACTTTGAACCTTCAACCGAACACCGGCCGGTTGCCTGGTTTACGAACGATTCCGGCATGAGCGCAACTTCATCAAAAAACGCGCCGGCCGCCGTAATACCTTGGACTAAATCTTGGCTCGCTTCGTCCTTGCCGCCGAAAATGAAGAAGTAATTGCTTTTGCCTTTCCGTGAGATAATAAAAACATTCTCGCCTATTTCGGTGGCTTTTTTAACTCTATATCCTCTGGCGATAATAACTAATTTAAGCCATATCCAAACGTTGCGTTTAAAACTTCCGACGGTCTTCCCGGCCATGATGAAGTTTTGGCCAATGAATTTTTCCATGGCCCACATTACATATGACAGTGCCATGGAAACGGTCTTGCCGGATCGGATTGCGCCGTCTGCTATAATGCCTTCTTTATCCTTAACCGGAGAGTTATCACACCACCAGGTCAATACTTTTTTCTGTTTGGGGGAAAAGGGCTTAAACTGGAATATTGCTTTAATCTTTTTAACCCTCATCGTTATCACTCCAAACAGATGGAGCCTCTGCATTTAGAGCATCTATAAAGCCATCGTCAGTAGTATCCTCTTCGTCATCGTCACCGGCTTTGCGTTGGGCGAGTTTGAGCTCTTCCTGTTGAATCTTAACCTTCTCTTCTTCCAGCTTCAACTTCGCATTATCAAAAGCCACTTTATGCTTATCCATCGGATTCCACATAAAGTAACGTTCCAACCATTCCATGGATTTTTGAGAATCGTACAATTCTATAGACGACCCTTGAGCGCCTACTTTGATTGATTTAATGAGAGAACCGTCCACCTCTGATGATTCTTTAAAACAAAGGTCATTGACAACTCTGGTTGCGGGCTCCGGTCTAATCTCTTCCTTTCCGGTCCGGCCATTGATAACTTTGCGCGGAATCATTAGAACTTTGCCACCGCTGATTATTGGAACTTCAGTTTGACCGAATCTAGCGAAGTCAGTTATTGACGCGAAGGCAATTTTCATATGCTTTTCTATGAGGTCTTCTGCTTGAACCATGATGGACTGATACTTTATTTTTTTTAAGCGTTCTATCTCGGAACGGATACGAGGTTTTACTAGCAATTTACAGCCTTCCACATTGGCTGTACTATAAGCGCATTCGAAAGCCTTTAAATATGATTGTGTTGCATTAAATTGATGCACATTTACAAAATAAAAACAGAAGAGCAATTCCTTTTCGGTAAGCTCTTCCGTTTGGTTTTTCGTAACAACAGCTAAATAATCTTTAATTTGTGATTTATTCTTTTTTGGAGCTTTTTTGTCTCCTTTTTGGATAACTTTTTTCGTTACTTTTTCGGTAACACGATTTTTGTTTTTTTGAGTTTTTGTGTTACTCTCTTTAGTAACATCTTTTTTGGTAACGTTACTGCTATTTTTTTTTGATACTTTTACTCCCTTGCCGGCACTTTTACTTGGCCAATCAACGCTATTTCTACGCAACAGGCTTGGATTAATACCTTTCGCCTTTGCGAAATCAGTCTTATTTTGATACTCAGACTTAAGATACTCTTCGAGTAACTCTTCCCAGTTGTGTTTTGCGATACGTCCCAATCACCTCACCTACTTCAAACTCCTTATTTGCTACTTTTTTATATTTTTCTCCAACGCCTCCAGCGCCTTCTCCCTCTCTGCTAAACACTTGGAACAAAGAGCGTTTTTAGTAATAATTCCGCATTTGATGCAATTCATTTAATATATCCCCAATCTTGCAATAAAGATAAGGCTTCGTTAAGTCCTTCGGCTACCCCAGCTACCCAACTGTTGGAATTGAAATAATCCAACCACTCTATCTGCTCTGGAGAAACCTTGCCGCCTTTGAGCTTTTTTAATTCCAAAGCGGCGCCTTTCATAAGCGGGTACGCCGGTGGACTATCAAAAATTAATATATCGAGCAGGCCAGATTTAAGTCCCATCATCTGGAGTATCTTGGCTGTCTTCCCGGACCGCTTGCCTTCATTTGGGACATGCGCCCACTGGAGTTTCCGACCGTTGTATTTAACTTGGTCTAAGAGTCCGGCTAAAGTAATCTGTTCTTTGGTCTCACTTGGAGCTATGATTTGGTTGTATTCCTTCGCGCTCATTCGATTCATTTTGGTTTCTCCTGCCCTCCCCGATCTCCCCACATAAGCGCTCCTTCATATTTCAATCTGGCTGCCACAGCCATGAGCTGGTCTGTAAGGGTTGAATTAAACCGGTGAATCGCTTCGTAAAACCGAATGACGGTTGCAATCTTCCCCTCTGCTATCCTTGCCACCAATGAAGCCGAAACTCCCTCTTTGATAGCCGCTTCCATAGCCTCGGCCAGTTTTGTTTTATAGTAAGCTTCTGCCTTAGCATAGATTTCTACCAAAGCCCCGGCATAAGCAGTATATCTCTGCTGTTTATCAAGCAAGGTTGCAATATCCCCGGTAATACCCTCAGCAACATCATTCATTGCTTCACGGAGCCACGGGAGGATATTGGTTGCCCAATCTTCAAATGGAGTATTATCACTTAAGCTGATTCCGGTTAATAAGTTGTTGTTCATATTCTGATACCTCAATTATTTGATAACTGTCCCGGCTCCGGGTTTCCCAGCGAGCGCCCTTCTCTTTGACTATGGCCTCGTTGTCATGTTTGACTAAAAGATTCTCTAGGCTAGAGATTGGCAGATAAGCATCAACTATCACGTTTTCCGGGATTAATCGTACCCTCATATTTTTTCAAAGCCCTTTCGTTTTGTTTGGCATTCCGGATATGCGCCTTGCCTCTTCTGATAGCTGCAAGATATTCTTTTTCGGTTAAACCAAGGAGAGCACCATCGGCCCGAACGTAAATAATCTTTGAGCCGTTCATGGTGATCAGCTCCTTTACGCACCTTTATTTAAGTGTTTTTCGGTTTTACTTTTTCGGATTTGTTCAAAATAAAAGCTTTCTTTGTAGTAACCAAAGTCCACAACTGCGAATCCATTACAAACCTGGTGTATAGTACCGGCCACTACAACCGCTCTCTTTTTTCCTCTGTTGCTACCCGTACATGGGACCGTTTTTAAAATCTCAACCGGTTCGCCTTTGATAAATTGGTTTTGCAACTTTAATGGACTCTCCTTCAATGTAAATTGAAGCCCCGGCGAAATCTTCCAGGGTTCTTAATAGCTCTTCTACTGTTATTTTGTTATCGTGCGCTACTAATTCAAATAGGTCTACTTGTGATATTTTAAATTCATCAGCTTCCGGATGGTGAATATCGCAAAGCCGAATAAAATTTAACGGGTGATCAATCAAGATGTCAGACTTTTGAATTATATGGTGAAAAGCTTTTTGAGCTTCTTTATTACATCCGGGAATTCTGCATTTACATCGGTCGATTACCTTACGAATCTTTTTATTTTCCCGCTGTTTCTGATTTGTCTTGCCAAAAGGCAGTTCGGACATGTCAAGGCAGGTTTTTGCTTTCTTTGGTTTTGGTATCATTATTTAAGCCTCTCTATATAAAGCCCCGCCCTGGCCTACTCCCTATCCCCATAGTTCCTTCGACCAGGCGGAGCAAACTTAGCGAAAAACCAGGGTAAGCCGAACCCCTGGTTTAATTTGTTTACAATATGTAGTTTTAATGATATAGGTATTCCTATAATTTCTTCATAGATCTCACCCCTTAGGTGAAAAGCGGTGGTCCGGCACCTGACCAGACGATTCCACCGAAATAAAAAAACCGCCTCTTTTTGTGAGACGGTTTTATTTACAATTTTTTACAGTGTCTTTCGGCTCTTCTTGAACCTGTAATTATTATACCAAAAGTATCACCTAAATTCAACATTTAAGCAACTTTTTTTCTACATACATACCGAAGTTTATCTTTTAATCTTACAATTGTTTCAAGTTCAATATCATTCTTGTCAATATAGTTTTTAACAGTATCGCGTATCTT